TGCGATGACACGTTCAACTGCAACTTCACCAAAAAATATATGCCCTGCAGGGTGAACTAAATCTTTAACTATCGATCTATATTTTTCAATCGATTCACCCACTTTGATGATGTAAGAATGTGTTTGATAGATTCTACCATCTTGAATGTTTGAGAACTCGTTAGATAAATAACCAGTATCACCAAAGAAGTTATCGTTTGTGATACCTTCTCCAGACAACTTACCTCTAGCATCATATGGATCGTACTTCAATACTTTGAATGAATCATTACCATATGTAACTTTCTCATCTACTAAGAAAGTACCTTGTCTATCTGTAAACTTAAGTAAGTTTCTTTGCGTATCATATGATACAATAGTTCCTGTAGCACCAGATGTTACACCAGTAATTTGTACACCCTTATCAAGTGCTGATGCTGTTGTTGGTGCAAACGTAAGCATGTTATCAAATGATGTACTAGAAATAACTGCGTTCTCATCAAAATCGTAACCCTGATTTGTTATTCTTACTTTCTCAACACCACCAATTTTTGATGACCATGCAAAAAGTTTTGCTCCCGTACCTGCTGTAACTCTAGCATTCTTAATGATTGCTTCAGCACTTGAAGAACCACCAACAATTAATTCTCCGTCTTGATATGTTCCTGTATCAGTCGATGAACGTCTAACAACTAATCTATTGTTTTTAGTATCAATACGTGATATACTAGATGTGGCATTTGAAGATTGTCCTGTTATAAGTTCGCCAACTGAGAATCCTGTTATACTTACAGTTTTATCAAAGTAAAGATAACCACCAACAAAAACTTGTGGGAATGTTTGATAACCTGCACCACCTGAGGTGATAGTTACTTTACGTATTCTCTGATCTCCACCCTCTAAATAGACTTGATCGCCATTCTCTAACGATACTCTGCTAAACTTAGTTACAAGTTCAACTCTCTCGCCACCTGATGTTGTTGGTGAACTGTCGAATAGAACACCATCATTTTGTACAGTGTAAAGAGATACGTCTTGCTCTAAACCATCTACGAGAACTGTAACATCTAATCCGTTTAGAGCAACTGGTTTGTTGTTTAAATCTCTAACTGCATCTCCGTTACTATCTACGCCACCAAACTTTGTTTGACCTGCTGTTGCGATCAACTCGTATTGATCAAATACAGTTGCGTTCTCTAAAATAAGTTCGTCACCAACTGCCCCAATGATTGCTTCTGCTCCACTACCTTCTGTGTTAGCATTTTCAAAGATGATAATGTCGTTTGCTGAATAACCTGTTCCAGCACTCTCGATGTATATCTCTTCTATAGAACCTCTAGATAGTTCTGATACAGTTGTCAATGCTTCTACTACCGAAGTGTCTGTTTTTGCTCCAGTAAAGTTAATCTTATCATTAAGATTATACATGGATCCAGTAGATGCACCCTCAAATAAAAGTGCTGAGTTATCTTCTAGTAATAGATCACCAGATTCACTTTCTAGTCCGAAAGTTGTTGATGAATCATCTACTATCAGTTCGGAGATTATACCTTTAGTTGTTCCAGGATATCTTGTAATTCCATCTCTGTCTACTAATACGACTGGTGAATTTTCTGTAAATGTCCCTCTATGTGTTCTTGATATTGAAAGACCGTATCGTCTATCTGTCGTATTAATAATCTCTACTGTTTCTACTACTGCTTCTGCATCTTTGAGAGAGGGGTCTTCTACGTTGTATTGTATGATTCTATCTGTTGCTTCTGGTATACCACCTTGTTCCATAACGACAACCATTTTTCGCACTTCAGAATAATCTGATTTAGATGCAAATATAGTTTCGTCAATTGGATATTTTACAGATGATGATTGACCATATAGAATTCTCATCAAGAACTCTACAGATTCAGCAGTACCTTTTTGCTTATAAAGGGTGCTTATATTCTTTAATGTTAATCTTTTATTTTGTGTGTCTGCTAAATCTAACGATGGTATGAAATCTTTTTGAAAGTACTCTAAGAATGTTTCTAATGTCTGATCGATATTAGAATAGTCTAGCAATCTGTTAGATGCTACAATAGAGTTTTCTTTATATGTTTTAACTATTGCAGTTTGACCACCATCACGACCTTCAATAGTCTCGCCAACTGCAAATCCTGTTCCCGATACTGTATCGACAATTATAACATTGCCTTGTCGTACTTTAACTTTTGCTACTGAACCATTATTTTTGCCATAGATGTATTCACCCTTAACAATTGGTTCTGATTCTTCTGCATCTGTCGGTTCGACTCTGGGAATTAAAATTCTATTAGATAGAAGATCGGAACTATCTTCAGTGACTAAGTTACCATCACCTATTACAGTTCCGTCTTCTAATTGTATTGCTGTTAATACTTGCTCATCTTCAATAACGATGATTTCAGATTCTAGGTACTCAAAATAAGAAGATAGGAACGATTCAAATATCGGCGCATCTTCTCTGATATGTTCAGGAAGAATTGTCGATAGTCTGTTTGTTAATCTATCTACTATATGATTTTGATGTGCCATCTGATTAATCCATCAATTAACTAAGAGTAACAGTACCTACTGTTGCAACTGGGTACCATGTTGAACCTACTCCAACTAATACCATTGCTGAGTTTGACTCCATAACTGCAACTGCTGTTGCTGAAGCACCTGAAACCCAGTTTGATGCCGCTGGTACATCGATTGAACCACCAACACCACTAACGTCATCTTTCTTTCTGATGATGACTTTAATTTGACCTTCATGACTTGGTACAGGTAAGTCACCAGAAATATCTGATGAACCACTTTGACCAGTAAAGTCTAGTGTTGTTATTGCAGTTGAAACTCCAACACCTGCTGATACAAATGTTGATTCGTTCAATGCTTCAACACTATCAAGTGCCAAGAAAGTCGGAATGTTGTTGAACAAAGTTGCCAACGTCATTTTCTTATTTACAGGTGTACCCTGTGGGTCATCGACCACGTGAAGTAAATCACCTGAGTCTACTTGACCTTCTCCGATGGCGTTTAACGCCGTTATCTTTTTATCTGCCATTTAATTATCCTCCTATAATCCAAATAAATGGGAAACTACTCGTGGGAAAACCACACGATCACTTCTTGCATATTAATAATTAGACGTAGATGTTGAAGTATATCCTACTCCAGCACTCGCCTCACCACTTGCGATGGTGTCTACTTCACCAGTGACCTTAATTCTATCAACGTCAATATCAATTAGAGAACCCCTAATCGCAATAACATCGTTAGATGAAGGTACTATGGTAAATTCTATTGATGTGTCATTATTTACTGTTGAGGTAAATGTTTCTGCATCAATTGAAATTTGTCCAGCAGTGTAATCAATTGTACCTGCTGTGCTGTTCTTTATAACTCTTACACCGTCTGATAAGATGTATCTTCTAAGATTGCCTTTTCCATCATCATCATAGTAGTGTGTGTTTAATGCATCACCTTGTATTTTAAATCCTGTAGATTGTAATATACCTCCACCTTCTGCGTTATGTCCAGAATGTGGATTATAGAATGCATTACCAAACTTAATAACGTGACCTTCTTTCTTGTTTAGATTTAATGTCTTCTTCTTAGATAATCTAATATTTGTTGTATTAGAAAGAATAGAGTTTTCACTCTCATCAATTGCTTTAAGTAGGTTTGAATGTCTGAATATACTATCAAAATTATTTAAGTTAGTATTGTCAAAATTCACAATAGCACCTCTTACGATAGTTTCTAATTCTCCTAGTGCTAATGTTGTTAAGTTCTTATTGTATTTGAATGTCGTACTGCAAAGAATCTTTACAATCTCTGGGTTTACAATAACTGGTCTAACAGTTAACATGTTTAACTGATTAAGATTGTTTGATACTTGTTGCTTCTCTGCTTCAGACAAGTAATCTGAGTTCTTTGGTTTGAGAGAGATGAACACTTTGCCATATTCAGGTGGTTCATTATCTTCGCCACCCCAAACTGCAACTGCATCTGCGTTTGGATAATACTCTGATACTTTTGCTTTATAGTCGTTAAGGGTCACAAGTCTATTCTGAGATGTATAGAACTTAGTTGCTTTAAATTTAATTGATTCAATTGTCTCTTTCTCTGCACCACCAGTTGCTGGTGTTTGAGTAATTACTTGAGCATTTGCAAAACCATTAATTGATTGACCCATTGAAAATATCTTGGCGCCATCTGCATGTTCTTCGTCTACTACAATATAAGTTACAGTAATGATATCACCATCAAGCAACCCTTTACCAAGTACACCATCACCAAAGTAAATCTCTAAGAACCCGTCTTCATTTTCTTGTGTATAATATACTTCTGCTGAAGATGTGATACTAGATACGTTAGTTGATAATGCATATGCAGTTGATGAACCATTAGAAGTCACTTCAACTGATAACTTGCTTCTATCTACTCTTGCATTTGATAGAACGAATTTTGAATTTTTAATTTGATCATCAAAAACATATTGATCAGTTACATATTGTCCTTGAATAATCTCTACATCTTTATATGAATATGTTGAACCAGATTGAGTTGGTGTATATGTAGATGTTGTTACAAAATTATAAGGAACACTATCGACAACTGACGTGAACATATGACCTCTTGGCATTAACATATCTTGTAATGCTGGATTTGTTCCGTCTATGTTGTTGACATTATTAATTGTTACTTCTACTGTAGCAGAAGTTGCCTTTTCTGTTGCTGGTGTAAACCCTAAATCTTTTGCACGTGATACTACGTTCTTTCTGATCTGTGCAGAATCTAAAAACATTTCCGAAGCGGCGATGTTTGTATTAACACCACTAATGTGTGATGCATATGCAAGTGTGTCGATCAACACTGACATTGAAGAACCTTCAAAATCGTAGTCTTTAAACTTGTCTTGACCCTTTAAAAAAATTTTTATATTCTCTGCAATTGCATCGAAGTCTAAATCTGTTGCGTTTATTTGTGAACTTTTAACTGCCATTATCTCACCCTAGTTACTGTAAAATTTGATGTTTGTTGTTCTAATCCATTTATAATATTGTAAAATACTCTGACATCTAAGTGATTACTATCAGAACCTATATCAGATATTTCTACAAATACGTTTCTGATTCTAGGTTCATTTGTAACTAATACGTCTACAATGTCTTTTTCTAGTCTTCTCTTTGCTCTGTTATTCTTTAACTCGAAAAGTGAATTTCTAATACTAGCACCAAAATTAGGTTTGAATGGTCTTTCAAATTTATTAGTTAGAACTATATTTCTTACCGATCTTTTAATTGCTTCACTATCTTTCTTTGTTGTTACATCACCAGTTAATGGGTGTGCCTTAAATAACATATCAAGATCAGTGTAAACATTCTTGCTTACTGCGTTTATTTTTGCATTTGGTTTTAAATAGTCGGCCATACTACTATTTAGACATCTGTATTATATTTTATGGCAGTAACAGTTCCTTTTTCTGGTGCTACATCAAATACTACCTTATTTCCAAAAATGGGGTGAATAGAGTACGTACTTGGATCTTGTTTTACACCATCAATAAATACCTTCAACTCACTTCCACTACCAGTTGTATCGAAGTCTGTTGTCTCGCCATCGGCATCATAAAGATCAGTTGCTCTTGCTTCTACAGAATTATTATTTACTTTAATTTTAGGTTTGTAAGATGAAACTGCTAGTACTCCACCAATTGCTGGTATATTTAGATCAATTGATTTAGGGAATCCCATCAGTGATAAGAAATCGCAAAATGTAAGCATTAAGAAATCAAAGATTTTGCCTATACCAATCGCATCAAAAAACTTCTTAACTATTTTAACCCAGTCGAACAATAGTTTCTTTTGCCAGTTTGCTTCAAACTCTTTAATTGCTACTATCTTTTCAGCAATTTCTTGTTCAAAACTTTCGACGTTAGACCTGATATCTCCACCAATCATTTTAAGAATATCAAAACCACCAATAGTAAATGTATCTAAGAAGTCTCTACACTCTTTTTTGAATTCTTCGATCTCTTCTATTGTTCGTTCTTTTAAATCTCCATATCTTTTTTTAATTGATTCTAATCCATTGTTGATCAACTCTTCAAAATTTAAAGTAAGTAAACTTACCAAAGCATCTAAACCCAATAAGTCCCATATTTCTTCAAAGATTTTTATAAGTTTTCCGAATACTGCATGAGCAGTGTTGTTTAGATATTTTATAATTTCTACTTTGATGTATTGCCAAGTCATCTTTGCTCGCCACTCATCACACTTAATACTAAACTCTCCAGTAAATTTTTCAAAATCAAATTTGATACTATCAATTTTTTCTACTATTTGTGCTTGAACTTTTGCTTGTTCTTCAGCAGTAAATATCTTTATGATGTTAATTTTGATGCCAAACAGTGTAAGGTTAAAATCAACTGGCACTAAACTCGTGATGATCTCTAATATTTTTGCTGGTACATAAATGTGAAAGTCTTGTATAAACTTAGTGATTGCCTCGTTTGCTTCTTTTTGCCAATCTCTTACAGATAGTTTTTGCCAATAAGGAGATAAAAGTGATTCTAGTTTCTCTACAAAACCCTCAATCTCTTTAATGACATCTTCTATTTGTTGTCTGACCTCTTCTGCTATCTCACTACCTGCTTTGGCCAATTCTGCTTTTAGTTTACTTGGGATAGAAAGAATGTCGTTCAATGCACTAACTAACTCTTCTTTAGTTGGTAAAGAAAATATGTCATCTGTCGGACAAGGAAAACTTGTTGGTATAGGTTGAGTTATCATTACGAATTAAGTTTTAGTACCCCACCATTTACGTCAACGATAGGTGCTATGATTGATAAAGTTTCTGATGCACTGATATCTAAGTTTTTATCTGAATGAAGTTTAGCATCGCCTTTTACAAGCATATCTGCATCACCATGAATGTCTATATCTGCATCGCCTAATATTTTAATAGTACATTTGCCACCAATCAACACTTCGTCATCTTTGCATATAACTGTGTAGTTGTCGTTGACAACTCTATGTACTTGTGATCCGTCTTTATGTATTTCATAAAATGTTCCAGATCTATGTTCTACTGCTAATCTTTCATATCCTCTAGTATCGTCCATCTCAACCATGTGGCCAGATTCTGTATACAATACTTTGTTAAATGGATATAGTGATTGTCTTTCTATTTCTTTTGGTTTAACTGGTACGTCATCTCTATGCTCATAGGTTCCCGTACCTCGTGCAAATCTGTTGATGTCTGACTCATCATAGTAATCAGATAAAGGGTAATATGGTAATGTCTTATCTGCTTCTGTGTACTCATCTATCTCACTACCTTTACCTTCATAGTCTAACTTAAGTGCTTTAGGAGTTTGAGGCGATGTATCAAGTGCTAAAGTCAATTCGTTTGGTCTTGCACCTGCAGGTGGATTTAGTCCGTCTGTTGTACTTGCATACTCTGATTGTGTCTTCCTTCTTGGATCATTAAATCCTGCTTCAACTGTTCTGTTTATGATTTCGCCTTTTGGTGTTTCTTTATATCCACTTTGTGATACACCAGGTGCAACACCCATAACTATAAAGTCTTGCTGATCGTTATCTCTAAACATACCAAAGACTGTTGAACCTTCAACAAGACTATGATTGAAACCAAAACCAGATAGACCAGCACTTGTTGTTGGAATTATTACTTGCGACCATGGTAGATCAGGTGAAGCAATGTATTGTTTATTATCAGTATGTACACCTCGAACACGAACTCTAACTCTACCCACTTTTAGAGGATCATTACGATCTTCGACGACCCCATAATAAAAATTATTCATTTGGTAAAAACTCCTCAGAAAGATTTTTAGCAAAACTTTCTTTTGCACACATCATTGTCATAGTGCCTCTAAATTCACCTGGTGAAAAACTGTGCCTAATCTTAGTGACTAGATAACGATTATCATTTAATAAGTCTTCACC